ATACTACTTCGTATAGCGTTAGGCACCCTGCTTATCCATCATGGATATGAGAAACTAGAGAACATTGAAAACTTTGCGGATGCATTTGTAAGACCATTGCATCTTCCATTCCCAATCGTTTCCTCATACTTCGCAGCATTCTCTGAGATTGTGGGGAGTTGGTTGGTTATCTGTGGACTAGGTGCTCGCCTGGGTGCCTTAGCAATCTTAGGCACAATATCATTCGCAATTTATCATGCCCTAGTTACATCTGGATTTAACATCTACTTGTTAGAACTCTTAGTTCTTTACTGGGGAGGTGCAGCATGTATCGTCCTCAATGGTTCTGGTAATTTCTCAATAGATCATCTCATAAAACGGAGACTCATAAATGATTAAAGCACTATTCAGTTTTATATTTGCTGCGGTGATGTGGGTACAAGTCCCACAGTGGCAGGATGACTGGAGTAAGTGCGCTGTTGATGTGCCAGACACAGCATGTCATTGGTACATCACAGCACCCGATAGCACCATGGGTGTTGGATTTAATTGGGAGAATGCTCCCTGGTTCAGTGCTGAAGGTCTCCTAGACATTGGAGAACTTCATAACACAGTTCAATCACTACAGGAAGCATGAATAACTTTGAAGTCTTCCTTTATTTTGTATGCTTCTCTGCTATTGGTGGTGCTGCGTTTGCAATGATGTGGAGTAACATTCAATCTATTAATATAGAGATGAATAAACCCAAACCTAAACTACGTCATCCTGAAGCACCTGAACCTGGTGAAGAAGTGATGTATGTTGATCTTTCTAGAAAAAAACTAGAAGATCTTTACAACGACAATTAATATGTTATAATAAGAGGGTTCACTACCCTCTTTTTTATGGGAATTTGTATGGGAGTTTCTACTATTTCAGGATTTTTTATGACTGCAATGGTAGGAACAATAACTCCCGATGAAGTAAAAACTTATACGTCACTACATCTTGGAACTGAAAGTGATCTCCTCAGGTTCAAAGAACCCATGGGGTCATACGGAATACAATATGATTTAACCAATTTCATTCAAGTATTTGCCGAGCACCAATCATCACCAATGCAATGTGATGATCATCCTGGATTGAACTATGCAGGATTTAAATTTACTGCCCCGTTGACTGATGATGTTACTGCATACAGTGGAATCGCAGTAAAGAGTGGACAATTTGATAATAAAAATACTCTCAAAAATCCTATTATAATCAGTGGGATTGAAGTTGGTGGTAATACAATCAAATTGTTTTCTGAATATATGCATAGTGCAGAGAGATTGAATAATGGTAGATTGTATGGCGGAGTCAAATATATTTTTAATTAACCTATACAATAAATAAAACAAATCTTAAATTATTATGTCTTGTAATCTTCGCGTCAAAATGTTAGATGCTCTAGTTGCTGATGCTCAAGGTAATATTGCCAAAGCAAAAGCAAACGTAGAAGTATACCTACACAATCCTGTAGGTATTGGTGAGCACCCTGATGTGCTTGCTGCTATTCAGGAACAACTAGATATCATTGCTCATGAAGAAGAACGTATCGAAGTTATCGGTAAGCACTTTAGTGATCACGAATAGAGGATGCTGTGGTGCTGGATGTCCAGACTGTCCATTCAGACCACCTCCTAGACCGTCCACCTCTGTTTGACAGGGGTGTTTTTTTATTAATATCGATGACTCCCTTGACAATCAACTCATCCATCATCTATACTGCGAACAGCAATTTTATCAATCACCCAAACCATGACTGCTCTTGATTATGTCATCTCTAGAATTAATGAGTATGACATGAGCAAATTTAAGTATAATACTTTTCTAACACTAGATGAAAATCGTGGTGCCTTTTTGTGGAGTAGAATTGCACAGTTCATTGGAGATTATGTTGAGGCAGCAATTCCTGAGTGGGATCCAGACCCAGAAGCATTGCATCTTGGTGTTGGTAAAAGGGTTGATTGGGAAAATTCCAAAATAGTTGTAGAACAAAAGAGAAATCCTAAAGGTGATAATTCAGCATCTAGAAAATCAAATCTTATCAAATTAAAAGAATCTGCTTTGGAAAAAAATAAAATTCCAATTTATGCATATTGGGAAGATCGGGAAAAGAACGACTATATTAAAGATGATGTTCTTCATCTGCATGGCAAAGCAATTTTTAAACATCTTGGTATAGAAGATGACTGGACAGACTTTCTTTCTCATGTGGATGATGTTAAGATGACTATCAAACAAGGACTTACTAAAAAATTTAATGAGCATTATGAATCCTTTAGCACAACTTCTTCATGAAGATATTGATTGTAGAGATGCAAATGTAAAGGATTTTGTAGTCAAACCAACTACTATTCAGTACGTAAGAGAATTTGTGGAGACATGGCATTATTCATCTAATGTTAATGGTCTCCGTATTTCTAATGTGTTTGGGTTATTTCATAATGAAAAACTCATTGGTGCCATGATTTATGGTCCACTTGGAATGGCAAATACTTGGAAAAAGTATGCTAGTTCTGAGAATGAAATTGTAGAGTTACGTCGTCTATGTTGTATAGACAACACTCCAAAATGTACGGAAAGTTATTTTATTGGTAAAACATTAAGATGGTTAAAAAAGAATACTGACTATAAAATTGTAATTTCTTATGCTGATACTTTTCATAACCATGAAGGGACTATTTACAAAGCATCAAATTTTCAACATTGTGGACTAACTGCAAAGGGTAGAGTAATCCAGTATGGTGATAGGACTTATCATGATAAATGTATTCGTACATATCATGTAGATAAGAATGGTAATAAAAAATTAAAACCCTTTGCTCAGAGGGTCAAAGATGCTTTAGAAAATGGAGATGCAGAATATGTAGAAACTCCAGGAAAACACATTTATGTGTATAAATTAAAGAAAAAATAAAATGTTAACTATCATCAATCATGTAACAGCTTTTTGGTCTGTTGTTGTGATAAATTGTATTCAACCAGTGAACTGGCAGTATTGTCTTCCAGTTCATGAATGGTTAATTCCAGATGTTTATCATGGTATTCAGATATACCTTGACAAAAACCATAACTCATTGTATAAATCAGAAAGAGACTACCTCGAACAAAATAAATGAAAATTTTTCTAGATACCGCAGATACAGAAGTAATTAGAGAACACTTTGAGACTGGATTAATTGATGGGATTACCACCAACCCCACATTAATCCGTAAGTCTGGAAGAGATCCTGAAGATGTGTATCAGGAACTTGCTGACATTGGAATTAAAGATGTCAGTATGGAAGTTGTAGGTAATGCACAAACCATGTTGGAAGAAGGTCTCCGTTTATCTGAAAAGTTTGGTTCAATTGCTACAATTAAACTTCCATGTGATCGTGATGGTCTTCGTGTTTGCCATGAACTAAGTAAAGAAAAGATTCGCACTAATGTAACTCTTATCTTCTCTACTTCTCAAGCAATCCTTGCCGCAAAGGCAGGTGCAAGTTACGTTTCTCCATTTGTTGGACGCCTCAATGACAACTCTTTCAGTGGTGTTGAACTGGTTCGTGCAATCTCTGGCACATACAGTGTTCATGGAGTCCGTACAGAGGTCTTAGCGGCGTCTCTGAGAGATTGTCACCATGTCTCTAGGTGCATTCTATATGGCGCTAATATCGTAACGATTCCTCCAGCAGTATTCTTAAAGATGTATGATCACGTTTTGACCCGTGAAGGACTTGCTATTTTTGAACGTGACTGGGCACTTGTCAATTCCCAATCTAATGATGTATGATTAGAAAAGTTCGGGAATTTCTTCAAAGAGATAGTGATATCACGTATAAGATTGAACTTGATTATATCAAAATAACAATCGTTGAACTTATACATATTATGAAGTTAAATTTAAAAAATGCTATTGTATCCAACAGAAAAGGACTACTTATTTCATTTAGTGACAACTTCTCCACAAGAGGCAAAAAATCTCTGGAGAAAATCAATAAAAACGAAATGGGGTGAATGTGCTTACTGCGGATCAAAAGAAAATTTAACAATCGACCATATAGTTCCCCGATCAAAAGGTGGAAATAACCATATAACTAATGTTCTATGTGCTTGTGAAAAATGTAATAAATCAAAAGCACATTATGAATGGGAAGATTGGTATTTTCAACAGGAATTTTTTGAATATACTCGTCATAAGAAAATTAACTCTTGGATGACTCAATTATCTGAGAGTGAGCTCAAACCCTATAAACCTCGAAAAAATTTAAAGTACTAACCATGAGTAACAGACCATCATTTAGAGTTTATCATAAACCAGATTGTGCAGAGACAACTCAGTTTCTAGATCTTTTGGGACAGTGGAATCTAGAATATGAAACTATTGTTATTGGTACAGATATTAGTGAAAGTCAACTTGAAGTCCTAGTTGGAGAAGATGCTGTTAAAGGCTGTCCAAGAGTTCTTATGTGCAATAATCATAATGAGGATAGATTACGCCTTGCTTCAGGTAAGGAATGGACGAATATGGGTAGTGTAGAAGACACTACTAGATTTCTAAAGTACGCTAACAATGTTGATAGTTTTAATTGAGGAACTTTTATGTCTACATTTATTGTTTATTCTAGATCAGGATGCCCCTACTGCACAAAGATTGTTAATGTCTTGCAGTTATCTGAAATGAAATATGTTGAATATAAACTGGGAAGAGATTTTGACCGAACTGAATTTTATTCTAAATTTGGAACGGGTTCTACTTTTCCCAGAGTAGTTAAAGATGATAAATTAATAGGCGGTTGTACTGAGACCGTAAAATATCTACGGGAAAATAAGTTAGTTTAATGGAAGAAATCAATCTCCACGAAATATATACTGATGTTGAAAAAGCAATAGATTATGCTTTTGAAAACAAATTTATATTGAAGTTCTATGATTATTTAAAAATCAAAAAAATTAAAAAATATGAAGTGGAGAAATTTATTGATAGTTCTGTTGCACATGAATTAGAGTCTGTTGTAAATGAACTAGAGCAATATCTTGAGGGTGGAAATGATAATAATCATAAACAACTTCGTGAAGGATATGGACATATCCCAAAACCTCAAGCAAGGAAAATTAAAAATTATTTGTACGCAATACTAGAGGACGCATGGAAATATAACCATGATAAACGAAAAGGAAGACGAAAAAAAATCTCTAAATAACAGTGAACTCAAACTGGATCGAGGGTTTGAGTTAATGTTAAGAAAACAAAATAGTAAAAGGAGAGAAAAACCTTTACCAAAGACATTTCAAATTACTTTTGGTAAAATGATATCTCTCCTGTCTAGAGAGGTACATCTGAATTTTGATTTTTATATTGATATAAAAAAGAAGTAACTCTCAAGGAGAAAGACGATGGAAACACCAGTAATTTTAACGTTCAGTGTTTTATTTACGTTCATGTTTTTTGTATTAGGAGGTATTATTGGATGGATAGTAAAACAATCCCAGTACGAAAACTTGTATGGAATACCAAATCTTCATCCTGAAATGTTTGATGTAAATGGCAATTTAATTCCCGATGAAATTTTATCAGTGAGGTTTGAAAACGATTATGGCTACGAAGACGAAAACGACGACTAAATTACAAGCAAATCCATTTCAAAATGAGATTCTTGAGTTAGTATCTAAGCAAAGATCTAATGCTAAAAAAGTAGAAGTACTCAAAGAGTATCGAAATGATGCATTAGTTTCTTTGCTTATTTGGAACTTTGACGAAAGTGTTTATTCTGCACTTCCAGAAGGTTCAGTTCCTTATGCTGATAATGATGAGCAAACTTCTATAGGTGGAAATCTTACTGATCTTGTTGATAGTAAAGTTAAATCTAGAAATTTGAAGAATGGTGATTATGCTGGTACTGATGAAGTTATGAATAAACAGCATACTTCACTTAGAAATGAAGCTAATAGATTTTATATCTTTATTAAAGGTGGGTCTACTATGCTTTCTCAAGTAAGAAAGGAAACTATATTCATTGAAATGCTTAAAGGTTTACTTCCAGAAGAAGCAGAATTGATGTGTTTAGTAAAAGATAAAAAACTCTCCGATAAATATAGAATAACTCATCAGAATGTTAAAGACGCATATCCCGACATTACTTGGGGGAATCGTTCATGACAGAACAAACTAATACAGAAGGTTTGCCCATGCCATGGTCAGAAGAAGAAAAATTAAATTTTCCTCCACAATATGGATGCCAAATTTTACTGAGTGATACTACAGATGCTAAGGTTAATGATCCAACATTTCCTACTGATGCATATCTAG